TAAAAAAAATGAATTTAGATTATTGTCTGAATATTTGAAAGATGGTGATGTTATTATGGCTCACGATTATTCTCCTAATGAAATGTATTTTAATAAAAATATAAAAGACAAAATTTGGAATTGGTTAGAAATTCAAGATTTAGATATTGAAGATTCTGTTGTTAAAAATAATTTAAAACCTTATATGTCTGATGAGTTTTCAAAAGTAGTATGGGTTTGTAAAATAAAATAATATGAGTAAAATAACATTGGTTACTGGTTTATGGGATATTGGAAGAGGTGACCTTCAAGAGGGATGGTCTCGTTCATTTCAACATTATTTAGATAAATTCCAACAACTATTACAGGTTGATGTGAATATGATAATTTTTGGTGATGAGGAATTAGAAAAATTTGTATTAAACAATAGACGTAGTGATAATACCCAATTTATACGTAGAGAATTATCTTGGTTCAAGAATAACGATTATTATCCGTTAATTCAAAATATTAGGAATAACCCTAATTGGTTTAATCAAACAGGATGGTTAACAGAATCCACTCAATCAAAACTTGAAATGTATAATCCGCTTGTCATGTCCAAAATGTTTTTGTTGCACGATGCAAAAATTGTGGACAAATTTAATTCGGAATATATGTTTTGGATTGACGCTGGTTTAACTAATACTATTCATCCAGGTTATTTTACACACGATAAGGTTTTAGATAAATTATCAAAATATATTTCAAAATTTTCTTTTGTATGTTTTCCATATGAAACTAACACGGAAATACACGGATTTGAATATACGAAACTAAGTTCTATATCCGAAAATAAAGTTAACAAAGTTGCAAGAGGCGGGTTTTTTGGGGGACCAAAAGAATCAATTTCAAATATCAATTCAATTTACTATGGATTATTAATGTCAACATTACAAGAAGGTTATATGGGCACCGAAGAAAGTATCTTTTCAATAATGACATATAAACATTCTGATTTAATAAATTATTTTGAAATAGAAGGTAATGGATTATTTGGTAAATTTTTTGAAGATTTAAAAAATGATAATTTAAAAGTTAAATCTGAAGGTAAAGTATCTGTCGTTAATAATTTGGATATTAATAAAGTTGGTCTTTATGTTCTAACTTTTAATTCACCCAATCAGTTTGAAACTTTGATTAAAAGTATGTTAGAATACGATTCTGATTTTATTAATAAACCAAAAAAATTCTTATTAGATAATTCAACCGATTTATCTACAACTCCGAGATATGTTGAATTATGTGAAGAGTATAACTTCGAGCATATTAAAAAGGATAATTTAGGTATTATGGGTGGAAGGATTTTTATTGCCGAACATTTTGATGAAACGGATTTGGATTTTCAAATTTTTTTCGAAGAAGATATGACATTATATCCTAAAAAAGGTGAAGTTTGTAGAAATGGGTTCCCTCGTTATGTCAATAATTTATATCAAAAATCATTAGAGATAATTACAAAAGAAAACTTTGATTTTTTAAAATATTCCTTCAGTGAGTTCTACGGTTCGAATGATATTCAATTTTCGTGGTATAATGTGCCTCAGGATTTTAGAGAAAAACATTGGACTAATAAACCTAAATTACCGGTTCAAGGTTTTGACCCCAACGCACCAAAAACAGAATTTAAAAATATTAAAATACATAAAGGATTACCATATGTTAATGGTGAAATTTATCTTTCGAACTGGCCAATTATCTTAACAAAAGAGGGTAATTATAAATGTTATTTGGAAACGAAATGGCAATTCAGCTACGAACAAACTAGTATGTCATACGTTTATCAAGAAACAGTGAAAGGGAATATAAATCCCGGTATATTATTATTATCACCAATAGAGCACATACGTTATGAACACTACGATGGTTCATTAAGAAAAGAAAGTTAAATTAATAATTTACCACTTTTTTTTAAATTATCTTCAGCCCATAGTGGCTGAAGATTTGTGTAATAGCATAGTTTATATATTTCTTCTTCTGTTTTTGCATACGACAGAGGAATTATGTGGTCAATATGAATATGTTTACCCATTAAATCCCAAGACATTCCTTTGGTAAATTGGTTTTCAAGATGTTCCTTTAGAAATTGAGGTGTACAACCAACAATATCAAATGTCTTACTATTTTTTACAATGTTTTTAGATTTTAGAAAATTATAAACTCTATCTCTAACAGTTTTTTTTAATCGAAAAATTGGGTCTAATATGAATTTCTTTTTTTTATATTTTTTAGTTAATACTTTTATTTTTTCCGGATTATATATTTTATATTGTTTATTATAAATTTTATAATACTCTTTATATTTTTCAATATTATTTTTTTTATGATTTTTAGTGTTTTCTTTTACTTTATCAATATTATTTTGATAATATTTTTTAGATAGGTCAAGTAGTTTGTCTTTATTTTTATCTCTAAATATTTTAGATTTTTCAGATATTAATTGTCTATTATTTTTATAGTAATTTTTATTTCTTTCATTAATCTTATCATCATTATTTATGTAATAATCTTTGTGATAATTTTTAATTTTTTCTTTATTATCTTCTCGATATTTTTTGGTATTTTCAATTATTTTATCAATATTTTTTTTGTAATATTTTTTATGATAATTTTGACTATTTTCAAAGTTATCACGATAATACTTTTTTCTATATTGTGTTAAACATATTTTACACCAAGATTGTAACGTATCTTTAGAATTATTTCTTTTATTAAACTCACAAACCTCTTTTTCTTCTTTACATTTATTGCATATCTTTGTTTGCATAATACTCTCTTAATAGTTTATTAACTAATGTTGATTTTTTGATTTTTTCTTTAACCATTCGGTCAAATAAATCACGGTCTAAACTTATTCCAAATTTAACCTTTCTGTCTTTTTCTAATTTTGTCGGTCTTGCCATATTATATAAATATCTCGTTTATTGTTAAAGTTTCACCACAACTAATAGTAAATAAAAAATATTTTCCTTTTATCAACTATTTATAATAAAAAAGATAGATGGAATTCTTTATCAAAAAAAATAGCACATTACCTCTTCTTAAGATGCAGGTAGTAAAGGACGGAAGAAGTGATTATCATCACTTTATGGATTTTATTGAGTCCTCAACTATTATTTTTTCTATGGTTGACGTTGCAACAGGAATTCCAAAGATAACGTCAAAACCTGGTGGATTTGTGTCTAAAACTTTTATAGAACCCAATACCCCTCCTGAATATTATATTTATTATCCTTTTACTAAAAGAGATACAAATAAAGTTGGTAGATATGAAGCTCAGTTTATGTTAAAAAATGCTGAGGGTGATTTAATAATTCCAATTAGAGAATCGTTATTTATTAATGTTACTGATTCTTTTATTTCTGATGATACCTGCTGTTAGTTGATTTCATAAATTACTAATCTTATATTTATAGAAACAAGGTTAATCTCACTTAATGTGAGAGCAAATATACCAACAATTTTATTAATATGATTAGTCAAGAAGAAATTAAATCATTTCTAGAAGGAAATGACCCCGAAGAATTTATAGTTTGTGTTGAATACGATTACACAAAAGATTGTATATACAAGATAAAAGAAATCCCCACACAAGGTAAGGTAATACAAAAAGATACGTTCGTAGCGTTTGCTTGGGTTGGAGACCTAAGGGGGTTAAATTTTTATCAGGATTCCAAGGCTCTTCAAAAAGAGGGGATGAGTAAGTATGGTATTGTTATTGAAAAACTTGAAACGGGGGATAATGATAGGCTAGAGAGAGGGTTAAGATTTATGGTTAAATCTCTTAGGGGGTATCGTTCTTTAATTCAATTTTTTAGAGATGGTGGTTTAGACCCTTGGTCCGATAGAGCCAAGGATAAAGTACTTGTTTTACCTCCTGTGGAGCAATACTTAATTTCAAAAGAAAAAAGGTTATTTAAGGGATATGAAGAATACAACGATATTACTCGTTTGGTATTTGACTTGGAAACGACTTCTTTGGCTCCAAAGGATGGTCGTATATTTATGATTGGAATTAAAACTAATAGGGGGTTTAAAAAAGTTATTGAGTGTTCAACAGAGGAACAAGAAAGAGCGGGTATAATAGAATTTTTTAACATTATTGATGAGTTAAAGCCGACTATTATTGGTGGTTATAATTCGGCAAACTTTGATTGGTTTTGGATATTTGAGAGGTGTAAGGCTTTGAATTTAGATATTAAAAAAATATGTAGAACTTTAAATCCGAGTAAAAATATCTCTCAATCTGAGAATATGTTAAAGTTGGCAAATGAGGTTGAGAAGTTTAATCAGGTATCAATATGGGGTTATAATACAATTGATATTATTCATGCGGTTAGAAGGGCTCAGGCAATTAACTCAAGCATTAAATCTGCGGGACTAAAGTATATCACACAATATATCCAAGCGGAGGCTCCTGACCGAGTTTATATCGACCATACTGATATCGGTTCAATGTATGCGAATAAAAATGAATATTGGTTAAATATTCAAAATGGTAAATATAAAAGAGCGGATAAACCTGAGTTTAATGACTTAGATAAAAGATTTCCAAGTGTTTATATAAAGACCACAGGTGATAATATTGTTGAGAGATATCTTGATGATGATTTGGAAGAAACATTGCTTGTTGACGAGGAGTTTAATCAGGGTTCATTTCTCCTTGCATCTATGATACCAACAACATATGAGAGGGTTTCTACTATGGGAACCGCGACTCTTTGGAAGATGTTGATGCTTGCTTGGTCTTATAAATTTAAATTGGCTATTCCTGAGAAACAAAAAAAAACAGAATTTGTTGGGGGTTTATCAAGGTTGTTAAGGGTTGGTTATTCAAGAAATGTTTTAAAACTTGACTTTAGTTCTCTATATCCTTCTATACAACTTGTTCACGATGTATTTCCTGAGTGTGATGTTACGGGAGGTATGAAAGCTATGTTAAAATACTTTAGGGATAGTCGTATCTTGTATAAGAATTTAGCAGGACAATTTGAGAAGACTGACCCTAAAAAGTCATTATCATACGATAGAAAACAGTTACCAATTAAGATATTCATTAATAGTATGTTCGGAGCCCTATCTGCTCCACAGGTATTTGCTTGGGGTGATATGTATATGGGAGAACAGATTACCTGTACTGGTAGGCAGTATCTTCGTATGATGATTAAGTTCTTTATGAAACGAGGATATACCCCACTTGTGATGGATACGGATGGTGTTAACTTTTCTAAGCCAGATGATTGGGAGAGTCGTAGATATATTGGTAAGGGACTCAATTGGAAGGTCAAGGAGGGTAAAGAATACGAAGGTGATGATGCTGACGTGGCTGAGTTCAACGACCTCTTTATGAGGGGAGAAATGGCTCTGGACACGGATGGTACTTGGCCATCTTGTATTAATCTTGCTCGTAAGAACTATGCGGTTATGGACTCAAAGGGTAAGGTTAAATTAACAGGTAATACTATTAAATCAAAAAAGTTACCGTTATATATTGAAGATTTTCTTGATAAGGGAGTTAAACTTTTGTTAGAGGGTAATGGTGGCGAGTTTGTTGAGTTTTATTATGAATATTTACAAAAAATATTTGATAAGCAAATTCCTTTAATGAAGATTGCTCAGAGGGCTAAGGTTAAATTATCAATTGATGATTATAAAACAAGGTCATCACAAAAAACAAAATCAGGAGGTGCTATGAGTATGATGGCACATATGGAACTAGCAATACAAAATAAATTAAATGTTAATCTCGGAGATGTTATTTATTATGTTAATAATGGTGTTAAATCGTCTAATGGGGATGTTCAAAAAGTAACAAAACCAACAAAAAAACAACAAGAAGAACATCAGTCAAGTTATGGTAAACCAATGCCAATTAACTTTATTCAAATTAATTGTTATATGTTAGATACAAAAACAATTGAGGAAAATCCCAATTTAACAGGGGAATATAATGTGGCAAGAGCAATTGCAACATTTAATAAAAGAATTCACCCTTTATTAGTTGTTTTTAAAGAGGTTGTTAGAAATAGTTTATTAGTTGAAAACCCTGAAAATAGGGGTTTATATACAAAAGAACAATGTGAATTAATTAATGGTGTTCCTTTTGAGGTTGGGGACCAAGATAGGCTACAAGAAGATGTTTTGGATATATCACAAGAAGAACTTAAGTATTGGGAAAAACGAGGACTAAAACCTGAGTACATTTATGATTTAGCCTCCGATGGGTGGGAAGAGTTTATTCATTAAATTTTAACCCGTCAGAAGAAATAATATACCATCCTCCAGAACAATATGCGAATTCAACACAAGAACCGTTATGAAGTTGTATTTCATCATACTCTTCATCTATTTTACCCATAAAAGGTATTACTAATACGTTTGTAAAACTTTTTATAGACACTCTTTCTGTAGTTGTATTATCTAAAATTATTTTACAGGAGGGTGTTATTTTTACTATAACAATACCTTCACCATCTGTTTTATAATTTTTTTCTGAAACAATAACAATATCCGGCACCATCAAACGAATTCCGTTTATAATTTTTTCTTTTGGTGAACTTTTAATTATTGACATAATTAGATTACGTATATCTGTCTTGGGAACGCCCTGAACTTCATCGCTTTATTTAAATTCTCTGCAGTAAGGGCCTCTTTTTCCATCATTTTTTCTGGTCTTAATCTTTCAAGACGAAGCATTAATTCTTCTTTTAATTTATCTCTCTCATCTTTACCCTCCGTTAAAAGACTTTGATAATCCATCGTTAACTCACTATCAGGTGTTTTAAGATTACCACTATATTTACCCCTAACTCTACCTAATGTTTCTTTACAAAGACCTGTGAACCATCTCCTAACCCATTGTTGTGCAGGATTGTTTAAATCATCCCAAGCTATTTCATCAATAGGAACATCAGAAGGTAATTTAACTATATCAGGATTTTTCTTCAAGCAATCGTCTCTATCTGCGCCATCAACATCATAGTACCAATACCAAACTTTACCATTATGAAAGTTGGCACTACCAAAATCCCACTTACCACCGGGTGTGTTCATTAAGTGAATCATCTTTTTACCATCAGGTAATGCTGTTACTCTATATGTTAAATCACCACCAATAATTCGTCTTTGAATATTTGTTTCTTGCATTCTTAACAACATATCAAAAGCCGGCATCATAGTATAAGAACCTGAATATCCTAATTGAGCAAATCCTCCAACACCTCCAAGTCCTGGACCACCCATAGCACCAAAAGCGAATGGGTCGAACATTACATTGTTCATTGTGGGTGGAGTATACCATAATAATTCGTTAATTTCTCTACCTGCAGGTACTTCATATAATTGTTGACCTCTTACTAATGTAATATAGTCTTTTTTTAATACCCAATCTCCCCCTTGTTGTAAACCAACAATTTTAGAATAAGCATAACTATATCTTGTTTCATAGTCTAAACTTCTAGTAATAAAAGCCCTTGTTAAAGATTGCTCATCTAAATTAAGGTTTTGAAGTGATGACCATTGAGATTCAATTAACCAATCTTGAATGTATTGAGAATAGTCTCCTATAGCCAGTTCTAATAAAGAATCTAACATCTCATCTTCTAATTCTACACTTCTAAGAGGGGCACCTAATAAGTGTCGTATCCTTGTGTATAATTTTGTTCTTCCAGGTTCGGATATAATTGCCATTTATCGTTTTATTATAAATATTCTGAACAGTCAATTAATTCTATCGTTTTGTCACCATTTAGTTCAATTACGAAATCTTCTTTAGGTATGATGAATTCATTTCCTTTGGTTGTTACATTTCCAGTATTAAAAACAAGAACTTTTTTATTTGCGGTATTAACAAAAATAAGTAACTCAACTTTACTATACGCCTTAGCACCCGAAGTTCCTCCTATTACAAAGCTATCTACAATATCTGTTTTTGTTTTAAAAGGTTTAATTTGTCCTGTTTTATCTGTTCCGTCTTTTATTACTTTTGCATCAATCCCACTATTCATATCTGCGGTTAATCCTCCACCAGCCAATATCTCACAAGTTGCGCCTTCCCACATTGCATTAATTATTTTTTTTGCGGCATCCTCATTTCTTTTTCCAATACAATCAGTTTTTTTAACAATCTTTTCAAGAGATTTAAAAGTGTTTGAAGTTTTTATATTAAATAATCGTTCTTTAATACCATCTATCACGGAAAAAAATCTATTTAACTCTTCCAAATTTTTTGATGGGTCATCTCCGTATTCAATTGGAGTTTGATTTGTCTTTAACAAATAACGATTAACATCTTTATGTAAAACGCAAAATGCAGTATATGATGATGTCAAATTATTTAATAATGACCTTTTATTTTCCGCATCATAAAGGCCAGGGAGGTGACCTTTAAATAATTCATTTTCTTCCCTCCAATTATTCGGATATAAAGTTTTTAATAAATTATTCCAATGAGAAACGTAAGTATATTTAAATTCTGAATATAATTTTGAATTTTTCATATCTTGACTAGATGGGAATAATAAATTTTTGAATTGTTTTTGTTCATCATATGAACACGATTCAGATTGTGTTACGGCCTCCGATAATAATTCACCAGAATCCAACATTAATTGAGTCATAACTGTACCTTCTTGTATTTTTGTTTCTAACTTCATTTTGTAAAGTTTCTCAACAAACCCCCAATTAACAACATCCCAAAATCTTTTTATGTATTCATCCCTTTTATTATGATATTTTAGATAATATGCGTGTTCCCATAAATCAAGACCAAGTATTGGGTAACCACCATTTTTAATATCGTTCATTAGCGGGTTATCTTGGTTTGGGGTCGACATAATTTTAAATTTGTTTTCCTTTGTAACCACTAACCAAACCCAACCTGAACCAAATCTTTCTTTTGCAACTTCTTCAAATTTCTTTTTAAACTTAGGGAAACTTTCGAAATCTTTTATAATTCTTTGTGAAACTAATTCTTTTGGTTTTTGTGGTGTTGGAGATAACATCTTCCAAAACAAGGCGTGATTGTAAGTACCTCCCGCATTGTTTCTTATATTTTCGTCAAACCTACTAATTGTTTTAACAATGTGTTCTAAATCTAAATCACCAAATTTTTCTTTTTCTAAAGCTAAATTTAATTTTTCCACATATCCTTTATAATGTTTGTTATAATGAACATTCATTGTTTCAGGGTCTATAAATTTTTTCAATGAATTTTGTGCATAAGGTAGTTTTTCAATACCTATTTTTTTCATCTCGGTAATAAAAAATTTATCATTATGTTCTTTTTCTTTTTTTACAATTTCTTCTTGTAACTGTTCGATTCGGTTAACTAAATTTTTCATAATACATAAAGTTTACGATTATAAATATAATGGAATTGATTATGGTTTAGGATTTATTAATTTCATTAACTCCTCAACAAAATCGGCCTTATCAATATTATCACCCATAACAGTATCTATAATATTTTTCTTTTTAGATAATATATCATATATAATACCTTCAATTGTGTTCTCAAAGATAGGATAATAGACTGAAACCATATTTTTTTGTCCATATCTGTATGCTCTATCCTCCCCTTGTTGGTGGTCTGAAGGTACAAATGATAAGTCATTCATAATAACCGCTTCCCCAGCAGTTAATGTCAAACCAACCCCCGCGGCTTTAAGATTACCAACAAATACTTTTATTTTATCATTTGTTTGAAACTCATCCACAGCGTTTTGTCTTTTAGCGGGAGAACAACTACCATCAACATAGACAGCTTTTTTTCCAAAATGTTCAACCAATTTTTGTAGGGATGCGGTGAAGTTGGTAAATATAATGACTTTTTTTCCTTGTTCTACAATATTCTCTGCAAGTTCTATTGTTGATTCTATTTTTTCATCCGCAATTATCTGTCT